AATCCGATTCTGGCAAATGAGCCGGCAACTTGTCCAATTGCATATGCGAATGAATCGAAAAAATTATTTGCTGCTTTAGCAACTTCTGAATCAGTGAAGATATCCTTTAAAGATTTCCATATGGAATCGAGATCCTTTTTTATTCCGTCAAGAATTGGTTCGTAATCTCCTAATCCATCCCAGAATCCTTTTGCGATTAACTTAGCCAACTGTTTAAATCTGTCGATTATCTTTTTTAGCGGTTTTGACATTTTATCAAGAACTGTCTCACCCTCTGCCACTTTTCCGTAATCAACATTTTGTACAGCATCTTTCATCTGATCTGCAAGTCCGCCAGTTGCGCCCGGTACTTTTGACGATGAATCCGCACTTTTATCCGTTGAGTAATTATTTATTTCATCCAAAGGACTAAGATATCCCTTTGCCGCCTTAGTAGCTTTCTTGGTTGCGTCTGCTGTATCATTTGTCGCATCTGCCAACTTTTCAGCATTGTCGGCAGCATTTCCATATTGGTCTGCCGTATCAGCTATTGCATCTGTCCCGGCAAGGCCTGCACCACTTGTGCCTGTCTGGCCAGATGATTTCTTTCCGGTGATTAACTCCGTAAATGACTTGAAGGCATTTGCCAGAGTCGCCAGTTTGCCTAGTAAGATATTAATAACTTTCAGAACAGGAGTGAAGAGATTGATTAATCCCTGTCCGACTGTTGCCTTGAGAGATTGTAACTGCAGCTGCATCACTCGCACTTGGTTCGCCCATGAGTCAGATGTTCGAATGAAATCACCAGATGCGGCAGATAGCTGTTTCTGCACAAAAGCCAAACGAAGAGCCACTTTCTCCTGTTCTGTCATGGCAGATGTGGTTTTACCGTAGCCGTTTGCAAGCGCATACTGGTCAAGTGCATTTTGCGTAAGGACAACGCCTAAATCTTTCAATGTTTCCGTCTCGCCCGTAAATACAGACTTTAGTTTCGTATACGCCTCGTCCTGACTGATGTTATAGAATGATGCTACATCACCAGTCAGCTGCGTTAGAGCCGTTGACATGTCGTAAGCCTGTGCTTCGGAGAATCCGAACGACTTAGACATTGCTCCGAACGTTCCAACATACCTTTTTGCCATTGTCTCTGACAGTCCGGCAGAGGTCATGGCATTCTTTGCAAATTCATTGACCTTATCCGACATGGTTGTAAATGTAACATCAACCACATTCTGCACTTCTGACAGATTAGAGCCAAGTTCTACGCACTCTTTCCCAAACTGGGCCAGTTTCCCAATTGCGAATGCTCCGCCAATCAGTACGCCTATTTTTTTTACTACGCTACCAAGCCCATTGAATGATTGCCTAATTGCCGATACGCCGTTTTGCACACCTGACGTGTCCATTCTGGTATCAATAATGACTGAGCCATCAGCAGCCATGTGTCCACCTCCTAGCTATTTGAGGTTCAACATCTCATTCAGCTTATCTTTATAAGCTTGCTCCTCGTCGCTGAGACGTGTTTTTATGTCAATAATATTCTTGTTTTCCTGATAGAATTTCTTTTCCCATTTATCAAGTTTTTCGCCCTTTGCTTTTTTTGACCGGATTCCAACTACGGTGTTGAACAGGCACTCGCCAGATTCCATGAAATATCCAAAAAATGTCCACCAGTGCATATAAGGCACTGTTCTGATTTCTTTACCGGCAACCTTGTTTACAGCCGGAACGATCATATCTCCATCCTGTTCCCAGTCCATCAAACGAGGTTTGGGCTTGTTCGGACTATCGTCAGCTTGACCACAGTCAATAAACTCGCAGGCTTTCTGACAAGCTTCTGTAAGATGTTCCGGGGGTATGCTTTGCCAGTCCTCAAACAAAATCTGTAACATAACAACAGCTTTCGCCTGTTCGTCCAATTCTGGGTCATTCATGGCGACCAGAATATCAATAATTACTCGAAAATCCGTTCTGATAGAAAAATCCACCCCACTGATATTTAGTGAGGTGGGCAACTCATAGGCGGTCATTTTATATACTTCTCCGTGTACTTATTGACTACTTCCTGCATTTTTTTCTTTCTCTTTTCAATTTCCGGAGTAAGCGCTTCATTGATTTTGTCCAGAACGATATAGGCAAACACCTGACCATTTCCAAAAACAGTTGTTGCGGTAATTGGTTCTTTAAATAAATCCTTAGATGCTTCGTATCCGAGCATATAATTGGTTTTGTCCTTATTAATCTCCGCCATCTCTTTACTAGAAGAAACATTTTTAACAGATTCCTGAGCCTGTTCAAAGAAAGTTTCCAATTCTTCCGCTCTTGCCGCAATATTAATGTCAGTAGGGTTCAATTTGAACGAAGAGAACACTTCGCCCTGTTTGTTTGTGAATGTGAAAAGAAGAAATCCATCATCAATGTTTGTATTAATTGTTTTTGCCATTTTCTATACCCTCCTAAAAATTATTCGCTGTCAGCTGTGAATGAGCCGGAAGTAATGTCAAATTTACCTTTGACGCGTTCTCCAACGTAATTAACTGTAAACGGAATCTGATAGCCGGATGTATCACCGCCGTAGGAAGTTGGCACAACATGACAATCCTGCTTGTATGCTTCGTATTTACCGGCTGTTGCTTCTTTCCAGAGATGTACTTCAACTGCACTTGTTTTCAGATTATCATCTTTAAGACGTTCGTCCACAATCTGCTGAAGCTTTTCGAACAGATCAGACGTGGTATCTGCATAAAACGGATCAGCGTCAGAAGAAACTTCATAGCCGTTATGTTTGAATGTGGATTCTCCAAGAATGTTTTTAGAGGTTTCGGTGTCTGGATTGAGTTCAACATTGTACTCTTCCAGATCTTTTCCAAGACGTTCATACTTCGGTGTCAGTCCTCCGCAGAGGGAGCCTGCGTCGATATAATGAGCCATATATTTACGGTCAATTTTTCCTGTAACTGGCATAGAAATGTCCTTTCTGCCTATAACTTTAAAAGGCTGTGTAGGTTAGCGACTATCTCCAATTGATAGCCGGTTGTTACTTGTTATATTGCTTCGTAAGTATTTTCGTAGCGCACCGACAATGGTAACAACCAATCCTGTACGCCACTCTCCTGCGGTTCTAAACCATAGGAGTTGTCACGGGTGATACGTTTTATCACTCGCCCCTGCGAAAGCTCTGGAAACACATTTAAACGCGTCTCAGAGCCATTTATAATAACTGGTTCCCGGCATATCCATTTACCGAGATTGTCAAGGAACTTCTGAACAGATAGTTTCTGCCTTTCTTTGTCAGATGCTGTACGATATACCACGTAAAATGGATACTGGCATACCTGGTGCATTGTTCCGCAAACATCTTCTTTTTCTGAATAGATCAACGCCCCGTTGTCTGCCGAGAACGCAATTCCAGATTCCTTACCAAGTTCCTCAAATTTGATTGTTTCATTTTCGTATAGCCCCGGATACTGGTTTAGAAGTGCTTTCATGGCATCTGTCAGAATTTCGTATCCGGTTGCATCTTTTCCGATAGGTTTATCCGCCATGTCTGCCACCTCCTGCCTGTGCTTTTACTTTACGAATCCATGTGCTACCGTATTGTCGTTTAGCAGCATCAAACCACTTTGCCTGTGCCTGTGGGTGAGCCTGTTTGGTGTATTCAAGATTTTCCTTTGCAGCTGTCTGACCAGAAAACTGACTAACAAGAACTTTCTTTGCGTACTGTCGAGCATAAGGACTTCCAGTCAGCTCATCCACCATCGTTTTTCCCATATAGAGGAATCTACCGTAAGGTGCCGCCGCCGCACAAACAAATCCTGTGCCTTGCATAGATGAACTTTTTGCCCTTGTCTCGTTAATGAAATCTCCTGAAATCATCGGCATAAACGGAACCATACTGTCCATGACCATTCCATCAAGGAGATACTGAGCTTCCTGGTACTGCCTGGAAAATCTGTCCATATTCAGTTTGATTTTCATATCTCCGTCAACTATGGAGAATCCTTTGAAATGATGAATTTTACTCATATTACTTACCCAGAATCTCAAAATGTGGAATCAATGTATACGGACCGCCTACACTGGTAATCTTAAACACGTTATCCTTGTTCTCATTCATGTATTGGTAGAATCCATTCCGATAATTACCATCAGATACCGTTCCACCAGGCCACTCACCTTCCCAGAAGAACGACTCATCTGAGAATGTGATGGTATCCTCCAAAGCGTTGTTAATCTGCTGTTTCCATTCTTTAGGCGGCACCCATGGAAGAATCTTGCCGTCTTTATCAGTAATGGTTATATCGCCGTTCTGGACAGTGTAACGGATGTGTAACTGTGCGTTGTCAGTTGCGTCTGGCCCGTACTTTTTAAGGATTGCTCCTTTGTCCGTAATCAGGTCAACGCCGGATAGCACGTGAGGATACCAGTACGCATCTCCTGTCGTGGCTGATTCGTAATAGTCAAAAATCGTCACCGTTTTTTCGTACATGATACCCTCTCCTTAATATTATTTTTTCTGCGTTGTCTGCTTAATAACCTGATTCACGCCAGTAGCCGATAATCCGTTAAACATACCGACCGCAACCGCTGTGATATAATCCGTTGCCGGGAAGTCCGGGATAACTCCCATCCCGACAGCTCCGAGAATGCCACCAATAACCGCCATGATCACTGGAATCCATTCATCAGAGATTCTTTTTGATGCTTTACAGCCCATTCCTACGATGTAGCAAATCATAACGATTGCGATGCATGAGCCAAGTGTTGAAATGTCCATAATCATACCTCCAAATCAACTTTTTCCATAACTGCCCTTGCTTCCAGAACAGCAATATAATCCGTCATTGCTCTTACCTGCATATTGTAAGTGCTTCTCGGACAAGTAGGAGTAAATGGGAGTTCCCCTTTGTCCCACTTTTCAAGCATATTCGCAAGTTTCTTATATCGAACAACCACCTGCATATACTCTGCCTTAAAGCGTTCCTTGTAATCTGCACTGTTCATCATTTCAACTGTCTGTTTTAATTCCATTATTCAGATACCTCCTTAAATTCTTCTTCAAACTCATCCTTTACCATTGTATCGAAATACCCTTCTTCATCACGCAAGACGTAGTCTCCGGGCTCTACGAGTACCGAATCAACTCTTTCACCATCTCTAAATAGAGCAGGATATGCAGAAATCTCAATGTGCGGCGGGTTAAGATTATTATTAATTTTTACCGAATTGCCAACAAACTTCTCAATTTGAGCTATGCTTTCAGGAGTGGTAAAACACTGAATAGCTTCAACTATAGTCGGTTTTATTCGTACATATTTCATACTCACACCCCCGCATAAAGAATCGGTATTCCATCATCCGTCCTTACTCCCATTAGAAGTGGTAAAGCTGTTTTTAAGAGCAAGTCGTTCGTTTTCTGTATATCTCCAGCGGCGGCATACACTGCACTCCATTCCTTTGCACCTGCTCCAATCTGTTGAGGTGTGGCGTAAGAAATTGATTCACTGCCAGATGATACAGATGTTACAATGCCTGTTGAGATGTTCCCGACATTTATGTCGGTTACATTTGCCGATGCCTGATTAATAGCATTCTTTTTAGCAAGTTCAATCTGATACATCAATTCAGCCAGTGAACAGACCGCCTTTTTGATACGCTTCTGTGAGCGTTCGTTCGTCGGCAGTCCATCCACCAACCTGTCAAATGTCATTGTGTCCACAAAATCACTGGCCCTTTCTGCCAGTCGTGGATAGTCGGTTTCTGGCACGACATTGCCGAATGATTCTGTATAGAATTTATAATCTGTATAAGCCATGCCAGCTACCTCCTAGTCGATCATCATTTTGCTGTTACAGTCGCATGTCCGGCACTAAGTGCCTTGTAGGTGCTGTCACACTCAACCACCGTGATAACCTGCCCTGTTGCTGCTGTAATATCGGATTCGCCATCCCATGCGCTCCAGTTCTTCACATTCTGTCCGTAATCTACGGCAGTCTCAGAAGATGCAACTTTGTATTTATATGCATTCCCTGCGTTTGCTTTTGCCGGAGTAATGGTTACTTTTGTATCTCCACTCTTACTTCCTGCTGCGGAGTTTACAGTGAGGGTTCCCAGTGTCTGAGTTGTGTCGATAGTTCCGACAGCAACAGCGTCAATATATTCTGCAAAGAGGGTAAGCCCCATGATTGCGAATGATTCAGACACTGCTGTGTGGTAATTGCCCTGTGTATGGAATCCGATCAGATTTGTTTCACCGGATACAGTATATACAAGACCCGCTTTTGCGAAATCAGATTCGTTCGGGTCAACATAGTACAGAACGATATTTTCAGCAGGTGTAGCGATTACTGTTCCTCTCGGAATTTCACTGTCAGACAGTAAGAAAATCGTATTGAATCCCAGGAAGTCTTTCACATACTGGAAGCCGAACTGGTTCTGAATAGAAATCCCAGCTGCTCCGATATACTCGTACACGTCCAGAATATTTACAAACCCAACAACGCCAGTTACATTTCTATGCATTTGTTTGAATTTGTTTTCTACACGACCTTTAGCCATTGCCAGAGCCATCTGGAAAGTGGTTTCCGTGAATGAGAGAGTACCTGTTTTCAGATAGTTGTAAAATCTTTCAGTAACATTAGTCTGAAGCTGGAAGAGGAATTCATCATCGGTCATCTGAACAGCGTTCTCGTAACCGTGATCTTTGATTGCTTCGATAGATACAGCCTTTGCGTATTTCTCGATAGTCATTTCTGCATAGGGTTTTTCTTTTACAACGAATTTGCTGTAAGGGATTTCCTCACCTTCACCAACATTTCCGTTCCGTAATGTACCCTCTGCATATTTTGATTTAAGAACCGCTCCGGGCGTCTTTTTGATTGGACGCATGATACCAAGTATTTCACGTAAGTGTTCCCAGTTTCTTTCGAATCTGGTAACAAAATCAATCTCACGTGCTTTTACCTGAATATCATTTGTCATAATAAGATTAGCTTTTGCTGCCATATAAAATCCTTTCTACCCATAATTAATTATTAAGGCATTGGGTTAGCGGCTATACTCTGGTGTATAGTCGGTGTAAAAAATCACTGGAATAACTGGATATTCTGAGCAATTGCAGCCTGTCTCTCGGACGGGTCTTTGATCGCTTCGATATCTTTTTTAGTCATGCTTCCCGGTGTCTGCTGCTGTCCAACGTGAGTGGTAAATCTTGCCTGATTCTGCTGAGCCTGCTGCTGAGATTCATCCACAAAAGCAGATGCGTCAGACTGCTTCATCTGCTCGATCAGATCGTTCAGGCCAAGGATTTTACCGTCTTTCAGTTTAAGACCTGCTTCTTTGATGTCTGCCATGACTGATTTCTTTGCCGCTTCGCTGGAAAACTTAACGTCATCGAGTGCCGCTTTCAGAGCATCCGAGAAATCACGGTCGTAGATTTTTGCATTGAATTCTTTCTCTGCATCTGCCGCTTTCTGTTTCCAAGTCTCTAACTCGCTTTTAATATTTGCCGGGTCGATACCGTCAAAACTTTTTAAGGTTTCTTCTGCTGTCTCAGCACGTACTTTCCAGTCATCACGTTCTCCCTCGACTTTTGACAGAGTTTTTGCAACTTCCTTTGCATTCTTGTAATTCTCAGAGAGTGCTTTCTTTACATCTGCCTGTTTATCCTCCGGGATTTCAATTCCAAATGATTTTAAAGTGTCAATAAGTTTCTGCATAACATCCTCCTGGTCGTGTTTATTGACCTGCCGCCGCAGGTAAATGGATTAAGCCAGTTAGACCACTGGCAAGGTAATCGGAAAGGCAGGAATCGAACCTGCGACCTCACATTTACAGTGCGATCTACCACTGAGCTACATTCCATGCCGCCTATAACGGCCAACCCTCTAAAAAGAAACTGGGGTGAATTTCACTTCTTTCGCTATAGCGTAAATCCACCTGAGACATAGACCACCTGTATACAAACAGCTTAACTCTAAGCGGATTAAAGCGGAGCGCCCGGAATCGAACCGGAGACCAGAGTGCGACTCTGTCAGTTTTCCACTAGCGTACATTCCACATAACCCGGATTCCCGGGTTAGCAAGGTGTTTAACGTGTCATGCCTGCCACGAGTTGTTTCAGATATTTATTTCTTTTTTAAAAGAAAAGTATGAATAACAAAAACCTTAATCAAGGAGGTGAGCCATCTTGCGTGCCAGATGGCAAATACGCACGACAGGATTCGAACCTGTTCAACTTTCCGTTAAAGCGTGCGTACCAGCTACTAAATTAAAGGAAGGAGGATTAAAACGAAAATGTCAAAAACAACCGTTTTACTTGTGCTTCCTGCTGCACAATTACATTATAACAGATTTCTTTTAACTACCTCTCTACCACTTTTGTGTTTTTAGAGCATATCACGGAGTTTTTCTACGTATCTCTTGACAAGATCACGTTCTTCCCGGCACTCTGCATCCTTGGACATATCACTCATTTCTGTTGTAAGTTCGTCCAGATGTTCTTCCAATGCGGCGAGCATCTTTCTTTTGCAGTCTTCAGACTTGCCGGAACGATAGCTCTGTTTCTGTGTCATATAGTCGTCATAAGCATCTCGTCCGTCAGAGCGGCTGTAATGTCCTCTAACATAATGCTCACCACGTCTGGCATAAGAACTGCCTCGGTCATAATCCGGCATCATTCTGCCGTCATTTGTGCTGTATCTCCCCATGCTGTCGCGCTTTCTTCCACGTTCACTGTAATCGTCATTGTATCCGCCACGCATCTCATCAAGGACAGTGTTATAGTACTCCACTTTCTTGTCCCAGTACTGCGTGTTCTTTATGTCTTTGTACATATCAATCAGTTTGTATGTCATTTCCAGATTTCCAGTGGTCAGTCCATTATCAGCGATTTTGGACAGTTCGTCTTCAATTCTTGCACATAAGTCTTTAATGTCTCTCATAATCACACCTCCTACGCTTCTCTGGTCACAACAATGTTCGCGTTCGCAACAGAAATAGCCTGATCGCTTGTGTTTTCTACCGCGATATTAACGCAGCATCCGCGAGGCACATCAATATAGATGCCAGAGGACACATTATTGTACTGATTTACTGCTGCCGGTGTGGAAATCATCTGGGAAGAAAGAACCGGCTCACCAGAGATTGCAATTGCCAGAGAAATAGCTCCGACAGTACCGCCTGTTGGAATTGCGATATTACCAGAAAAATCCACGAAGAATCTCGCTTTACACTGGTTAGTCAGTCCTCTTAGAGTGATGATTCCGCTTCCCTCTCTGTGCTGAATGCAGTTAGAACCCTTAACTGCTGTATTTGAAAATACTACGTTTCCATTTGCTGCTACAGTCTGAGCAGCTACACTTGTAAATTCTGCCATAATTTTTACCCCTTTCATATCACAAAAGGACAGGTCTCAGCCTGCCCCTCTGTGTAATACGGCATAAGCCGACATTCGAATCAATCGAAAGATACTCTCGATATGAAGTTATCAGCAATTGCATCCGGTGTTGCATCCGCATCCACATCCGTAATATGTGTTCGGGTTAGGAACCTGATATGCCGGAATCGGTGCTGGATTGATTGCATTAATGAGCTGCTGTGTCTGTGAAGCCATTGCAGTTGTGAGCAGTGCACTCTGGCGATCCTGAGATGCAGCACGTCTGAGATCATTGTTTTCAGCCTGCAGGCTAGAAATCTTTTCATTGCAAAGATAATCAAGAATAGCTCTTGTTCCAGCGTTCTGGCTGTCAATAATGTCTCTTGTATTGCTGTTCATGGTGTTCTGCAATGCACAGGTGTTCTGTGCCATATTGTAATTTACGCCCTGAATTGCTTCTCTGGTTTCGCAGCAACAGTTCGCAAGCTGTGCCTGTAAAGCATTAGTATTCTGCATATTAGCCACAGTATCGGCATTAATAGCCTGCTGGATTCCGAAGCCGGTCTGCATGATGTTTGTGTTGATTCCATTGAATCCAGTAAGCATACCGTTATTCATGGCATAGAATCCGTCGCACAGGCCACTGTTGATTCCGTCAAGCTTGCTGATTACCGCGGAATTGTCAAATCCTCTCTGAATATCTGCCTGAGTAGCTGCTGTGGCTGCATATCCGCCGCCATTGCCATTATTGCCCCAGCCGTTGTTTCCCCATCCGAAGAAAGCAAAAATGAATAAAACAATAATCCACCAGCTGCCATCTCCACCAAACATGCCATCATTATTTCTACCGTTTCCAGTAGCAGCGGCAATATCTGCTAAGCTATAATTTCCATCCATAATATAATCTCCTTTATTGTGTATTTACATCAATCTGGCCAGATTGTAATGTACTATTTCATTCCTTTCAGCATGTGCTGGAATTGTCCCGCCATC